CGCCATCGAAATACCTCAAGCCATGGAACAAGGTGACGGACGACACCGCCGCCGGGTCCCAGCTCGTACCAGGATATAGCCTCGCCTTTTGCAGTGTCGCTACGAGCGCAGGGAAACTCGATTGGAACCCAAACTGCGAAGGGGTTACGAATGGATGCTCCAGCGGGGCCAAAGCGAATCCGGAGAGCAGCCGGACATAGCTTGGCCTTCCCGTTTGCGGAAGGAAGCTTGGAGCAAACGCGAGTTGGTTCGGGGTTGGGGCCGGAATGTCCCGCGGGTCCCATGAGAACCCAGACAGGAGGCGCACGGGGCTCGGGCGCCCGACCTGCGGGAGAAAAGAAGGCGCATATCCAAGTTGCGATGGAGTCTGGACCGGGAGGTCTCTTGCATCCCATGCAAAGAATGACCGCAATGGGGTTGTACTCGGGCGCCCAGTCTGCGGAAGGAAGCTCGGTGCAAAGCCCAATTCCTTGGGTGGCCAGACAGGAATAAATTGAGGATCAAAAGCAAAGCCAGAAAGAAGTCTAACAGGGCTCGGCTTATCTACCTGCGGTGCAAAGTTTGGACTATAGCCTAAATTTGCCGGAGTAAGACTCGGATCAGGCGGAACAACCTGCGCATCCCAAGCAAAGCCCGATAGGAGTCTAACAGGGCTTGGCTTTCCCGTCTGCGGCAAAAAGCCTAATACAAAACCAAAATCTGTACCAGTTTGTGTTGGTACAGGAGGAACCTGCGCAGACCACGCCGTTAGCCCAAGAAGTCTTGTCGGACTTTGCCAAATGGCCCGTGGAAGAAACTGTGTATGAAAATCAAAGTCTAATGGAGTATTAGTGGGGCTGAAAGTGTCAGCCCCTATAGGAAACGGCGGATTAGGATCGTGTGCTGTCTGTGTCGGTTGCCACTGCCATTGGGCAAAGAGCAGCCTATCAATGGCAAGTTTCATGGCGGCTACCCGCTAACGGCCTGGACAATTCCCGAATAGGTAATGGAACCCGTGGTTGCGATCTGTGGCGTGTAGAAGAACAGACAGGCATTGTCATAGATACGCTGGAGGTTGAAGGCGCTGTTGATGCCATCAAGCACAAACGGCACGTTGGCAACAGGAAACGGCATCATGGCAATAGGATGTGCAATCCACCATGAGGTAACGCCAGTTACTGAGGTGATCGTGGACTGGGCGATATTGGTCAGATACCGCGCGCCGTAGTCCGGACTATTCAGCGGGACGAACCAGTTACCAGCCACAGTTGGAGACCTTCCGACTACAGCAGAAACCGGAGCCGCATAGGCCGCCGCCGCTTCCGCCGTGTTGCCAGCATCATCGACATAAGTCACGGTCAGGTTGTGAGCCGTGGCACTGAGCGCCGTGGTGATTTCTCCCGAAATGAAATTCCCCGGAGCCAGGCCCGTTGTCTGGTAACGGTCCGGACGGTTAGCCGCGTCAATCGCCGTGCTGGTAGATGTCGCGTGGTTGTAGGTCATATCCCACAAGCGATCTGCCAGCATGAGCGATGAAACCGCCGTTGCTTGGGCCGTCCATGTTGTGAGATGGAGTTGATCACCAGCCGTTGCATTGACCTGACCAAGAGCGCCAGTCGTCGTGCGGGTACACTTGCGGCCCGTTCCCGATGTGCCACCCGTTCCGCCAGCTACAGGCAAGTTGCCTACGTTGAAGCAAGAGAAAGCGTTCGCAACAGTGGTCGCGGTTGTCGCGGCCTTGTTGAACATCAGCAATTGCGCCTTGCCGCCCGAAGTTGCCTCGGAAATCAGGTCTGACAAGGACGTGAAGCCCGCGTTGAGCGTTCGGCTCTGCCGGGCCATCCAGTTTCGCAGAACGCGGCGTTGGCGCTGTTCTGCGAAGTCAATCAGGTTCGCCAATCCGCCGCCCCGGATCGGGCCGACAAACTCTCCGCCCTTTGTTACATAGACGGCTCCTGGGACACCAGCCAGAGCTACAGGCGGACCATACCAGTTGCGGAACATATCCGAATAGACTTCGGTTTGCCCCTTGCCAAGCCAGCGGTCTAGCCTATCACTATGCGTGTGACGTTGTGAAAGGATATTGAACATTGGAGCCCTCAAATTCCGTATGAACGCAAGGCATCATACCGGGCTTCCGCCCGCTTGAGTTTCTCTTCCACTGGGTCGCAGCCTTTGCCGACACAGTTTGGACAAATGAGGCCATCGCAGCATGTGCAACGGCCCCCCATGTCTGCTGGATCACAAAATGGCTTGACGAAAATCACCTTCTGACAATGCTGGCAGGTGAAGGTATCTGACTCCTTCACCCCAGCCTCCGGATCGGTGATGATCGAATAGCCGCCGGGCCGCCGCATTACAGCTCCTCGTACTCAATCGATGCGAGAGCCAAACTCGCATAGGTTGGAGACAAGGCCCGGACGGCAAGGCCAAGACTCGCCGTTGCGGCCATGACAATGGTCTGGTTAGCATCGAAAGCCACCCACCGTTGCGAAGCACGTTGGTTGAGAGCGATCGCCAGAACAGAGGTGAAGGTCGTGGGCTCGGCAGTGTAGTTGGTATTCACTGTCAAACCCGCCGCACGATCTGCCGGGTTGGTCTTGTTCGGCGTCGCCGCGCCGCCCGCCGTGCCGGGCGTTGTCGCGTCTTTGGACGCAATGTCATAGACGATCTGGCAGTCAGTGGCATTGGGCGCACCGTCCGCTCCGACCATCAGACCCCACATGCGGGCGCGGAATGTCGCCGCGCCGACAATGTTGATCTGGGTCTTGAATGTAGTTGTGAGGTTCTGCTGGGCACCGCCAAGGCGGTTATGCACTGTGTAGTTAGCCATGGGAATGTCCTCCGTTGTTGGCTGTTAAGAAGTTTGCTCGAATAGTCCCGTCACTGCGACCTTGTCAGTGTAGTTTGTGGACTTAGCCCTAAAGGCCAGTCCAGGTCCCGTTACACCAGTCTGCACTGGTGTGATGATAGCTTGATCTGGGCGATAGGCTTGCCACGTGCCTGCCTGTCGTTGATTGAGAGACACTGAAACTATTGGTGTATATGTGGAACCTTGTGACGTGGGATTGACGCCAAGTATAAAATCACTTGCACGATCGGATGGATCAAGTTTGTCCAGAGTATCTCCAGTCGAACCTGTTGCATTCACACCAGCATCGAAGAGCGCAAGATCATAGTCTATTTCCGAATCGCTCCCAGCAGGCGCGCCATCAGGACCGACAGTGAAATTCCAAATTCGCCCAAGGATAGTTGTGGCGCCAGAAGTCCTAATAAGCAACAGGCACTTTAGAGTCGCTGCCAGGTTTGGCTGACTTGCTCGATTATCAAATGCATACAGAGCCATTACAAAGTCTCCTAAAGGTCTGTCCTGAGCCATGCTCTCCCGATGATGGGGGAGGACGGATCGGAGGTTCTGGGTTCAAAGTAAGTCAGCGCGACTCTCTCCCATGCGCCACTCGCTCCAGTCGCGTCGGATGATGGGGCGACGTAGGTGCCTTGTCCCGGATCAAGGGTGACTTGGGCCGATAGGTTTCCGCTGTTCCACTGGAACCAGCCCTGATACCCGGACTCCAGAAGAAAGCAGATTCCAAAGACGGTCGGGTCAATCAGGGCAAGAGCCGTTCTGTCTGCCGCCACCAATGAACTGTAGGGGATTCCGGTTCCGTCCCCAATGCCTGGAACCCGCTCTGTGATGAGTGTGGGAGAACTTCCGCCGGGCGGCAATACCGTCACAGTCGGAGGGTCTATCCCCCCGGACACCAGGTCAACGCGATCTGTGACGACTGACGACACTACTTGGCCTCCGCAATGAGATCGTCAAAGTTGGCTTCCGGGCCATCGGCAAGGATGCGAGCCTTCACCTCTGGCCACAACTCACGCACCGCACCGTCATCGTAAATGTGCTTCTTGGCATAGCGCGCATCGAGTTCGTCGGCAAGGTCGGGCAAAGCCTGGCGCAACTGGTCCTTGAGGGACTGGCTGTCCATGTAGTCGCGCTGCGCCCATCCGGGGATGCCCACGGTAATCATCGAATTGCGGGCCTCGTACATGCCGAGGCGCTCGAGAATGTCCTGTGCCATCTGGCGCTGCGACGGCGTCATGGTAATCGGGGTCTCCCCGTCCTCGATCATCTTCACGTCATTGAAGGCAATATCCTTGCGAAGCTTGGAAATCACCGAGATTGCATCCTTGGCGCGGATCATCGGGTGGAGGCGCTCGTCCTTGGCCGGGAAGTGGGCCGTGAGAAGGGCGAATGCCTTGGTGTTCTCGTCTTTCGGCTCCAGCATCCGCGTTGCTTCAATGTCGCCGGCGGTCTCGTAGAGGTTCTTATAGGTCTCCGCCGCTTGCGCCATTGGCCCCGTGGTGGCCCCCATGAGGTCCCAGAATTGCCGGGTGGAGGTCGCCCCGCGCGTCACGTCGCGGATGAATCGATTGGTCATGGAGTTCATGACCGTTTCGACATAGCCCTTTTCGGCCATGCGGTCGCGCGAAGCGTCCGTGATGATCTTCCCCCACGACGCGCCGAACCCCTGAATGGCGTGGTCGATGAGGGCGGGCGAGACATTGACGGCCTTGCCCAACTGCTTGGCAATCTCTGAGGTCTGCGCCGTGTACTGGCGCCATGGCTCATAGCCGGCAATGTCGGGTCCCACGATCGGCGCCCCGAACGCATCGACATTGTGCTTCAACTCATAGCCGGTCTCGAAAAGCGGGATACCCATGGGAGGGGCGGTCACGTCATAGAGACCGGACAAGAACGTCTGCATGGCAATGGGGTTGCGGCCATATATCGCGTCGAATGACCGCTCCATGAGGTTGGACACAAACCCCAGCTCAAACGGCTTGGGGATGGCGTACCACTCGCCCGGCCCCTTCTTGACCATCCAGTGCGTGGCCCGCAGGTAGTCGGAAATCTCCTCATATTCTGGGTCGTCCCGGTAGGCGTAGGAGATACCGAGGCCAAAGACGCCGATCGCCGCCATCTTGGTCCACGCCATGGCCGCCTTCGACAGGTTCGCCCGGTCACGAGCCGACAACGGCCGGCCGGTCCTGTGCAGGACGTAGGGAGCAATTGCCTTCTTGAGCGCCCCCTCCGCCGTCAGGACGCGCGTCGTCTTGTCGAGGCCCTGGAGCGAGGCATTGAGGAAGGTCACCAGCCGGCGGACGGTGTGCGTCTGAGATCCATGGCGGCCAAAGTCGATATAGTCGCGCGCCTGGTACGCCGCCTCCGCTGCCGCCTCGAACTCGGTGAGGCCCTCGCGCCGGGCGCGGTTGAACGCCGTCCGGAACACTCCAAGGCGGGTGCCGGTTTCAGAAATGCCGGTGAACTCTGCGAAGCCCCGGATGCTGGCAAATCGCTTGACGTGATAACCGGCCTTGTTGAGGGCGGAAATATCCCGCATGGCGCGGCCCTTGTCGAGGGACGCCACATTGGCCCCGCCCATGATGCCGCCCACCGTGTTGTAGATGCGGGCGATCTCGTGCTGGGTGATTTCGTCATACATGCCGCGGGCGCCGGACACGAACGGCACGAACCCGTCGCCAGCGAGGACCCATGCCGACAACTGGTCGCGGAGATAGTTGGCGAGGACAAACGGCGGCGCCGTGGTTACGCCATAGCGGAGCGTGGTTGATGGCAGCGCCAAGGCGGAAATGAAGATGTTGCGCGCTTCCTTGCTCATGCCCGTGAGGCTGTCATAGAGCGCGCGGCCCTCTTCCCCGTCCGCGAGGCGCAAGGCTTGCTTCTTGCCATTCCGCCACACGTAGATGATGGGCTCGCCCTTCTCGCCGATTTCGCCAGCACGGAACACTGTGGCGTTTTCCACATCGTTCAGCATGTTGCCGACCAGGCCGGCCAGCTGGTCAATGTCAGCGTCACCAAGCCCCGCTTCCTTGGCCGCGGTGCGGAGAACCTCCTCCACATTGACGGTTGTCCCCTTCAACTGGTGAGAGGGGATGCGCTCCGCAATCTTCCCGGAGCCAGGGCCTGCGAGGCGGGCGAGGTCATCCAGCGCCTTGAACACGTCATTGCGCTTCATCAGCGCATTGAAGTGGTAGGCGTCCGCCATCATGACCTCCAGGGGGTTGATGACCGAACGCTTGGAGCCGCCGAACGCCTTGAGAATCGAATTGCGGAGCGTCTTGTTGGCCCCGCCGGGTGCCGTCGCTTCTCGGTCGAGGTCGGTCATGTCGCGCATCAGCGGCACGTAGTCCGCGCGGTCCATCAGCTTCTCGTAAATCTCCTGGGTGATGAACCCGGATTCATACTTCTTGCGAAGCATGTTCTTGTTCCAGTCATAGACCATGTCGGCCGCCTGCGACCATTGCGGGTGCGCGGCCTCCAGCTCCATGATGGTGACCTCGTGGTCGCCCTTGGTGAACTTGGTGGGAGGGTTGCCAATCTCGCCGCGGGCGAGGCGCTCATACTCCTGGAGGGCGCGGCGGGAAATCAGATAGGCCGCAAAGTCGGCCATCTGGGCATCATCCCAGCCAGTGAGGTTGTTGCCGAGGGCGAGCCCCAAGGCGTCCGACAGAGACGGACCCTGAGAGACCACGCCCTGGTAGGGCACAACGCCGTGCATGGCGTCAATGTGGCCCGCGGCGTAGGCATCCTGGAGGAGCCGGGCCAGCCGGTAGGGGTCGGTCGCCGTCTTGAGGTCGAGGGCGGAGTGGTGGTTCTTCTCGTAGACCTTGAGGAGTTCGTCCACCGAGGCATTGATGGGGTGCAGCTTGTCGATCAAGGCCGTGTAGAGTTGATCCCCCCAGCGGCCGGCGGTCGCCTGCCAGCCCTCGCGGCGCATTTCTGTGACCACTTCCGAGACCATGCCCTTGCGGCGCTGCGACACCACATCGGCCGCCACGGCGGAGCGGGATGGCATCTGTTGCCAGCGGACATAACGATTCTGGAGGTCGGCAATCTTGGCCAACTGGTCCGGGGCGTCCTGGCGGAGCATCGCCTCAAATGCGGCCGTGAACTTCGGCGCCTGGTTGCGGGCATAGTTCGGGGCGCTGAGATAGTAGCGGAACCACTCCGCGAAGCCCTCTGAGGTCTTTTCGCGGCCGGATACCCCGGCATAGGCCAGAGGGTCGAGCTCGGCGGCATTGATGCGCTTGATGGCCTCCAGGGTGCGGCCCCACTCTCCCTCGAGGGCGTGGGCCGTCTCGTGGGTCTGGGTCTCGAAATCGGACATTTCCCGGAGCCGGATCACCCCTTGATCCCGGTCAAACTGGCCCATAACTTTGCCAGCAGGGGACCGGCGCAACCGGCCCTGGCGCACCGGGGCGCCCGTGAGGCTGGCCAGATCGGCGGAAATGTCCTCAAGCCGCTCCGCCTTGGGCAAGGCAGCCTGCGTCACTACGCCACCCTGAGAACGGTTGACAGGAAGCCCGGAGGGTGGCTGTGTCCGTTTCTTAAAGGCAACACCACTGGAGGGTGCCATGGACGTTTCGTTTGTAGACTGGGAATCGCGGCCGGCCGTCTTGGTGCCGGGCTCCGGAGCTTGGGCCGTCTTGGCGCCGGGCGAGCCCTGGTCTCCCGTGAGACCGGAAGAGGTGGCCGACTCCGGCCGGCTGCTCAAGTCCGAGGAGGACATGCGGGACACGTTCTCCGGGACATTCGGAGTGCTGCCGGACCTGCCGACTGTGGCACCCCAAGACGGGTCAAGCGTCTCGACAATCGGCCAGTAAAGGTCGCGCTGGGCCTGGAGGAGGGACTCCCAACTTGTGGAGCCCTCCGGAAGCTTCCTCATCTGCTCATAGAGCGTGTGCCCGAGGGTGTTCTTGGCCTTGATAAGGTCGGGCTGCCAGAACTGCACCTCCCCTATCGTACCATCAGCGAAGCGCACGAGGGCTTTCCGGTCGAAGTAATAGGCCGGCGTGATGTTCCAGCCCTCATCCAGCACATGGAACTTGGTGGCGAGCATCTGGACGGCGCGCTGGGCCTGGTCGGGGGTCTTGACCGTGAACCCGCCGCGGACGAGGTCGGTCAGTTGCTTGGTTGACCTGTACCCCTTGCGGGCTATCTTCTCTTCGGTCGTCGCCCGCTTCTTCACGCCAGGGTTGGCAAACTCGATTCCGAGTTCGGCTGCAATCTCCTTGGCGGCAGCGGCGAGCTGGCGCTGGTTGCGCTCCAGGACTCCGCTGTAAAGTTCATCGACTGTCCGCTCCGGCTGGGAGCCAATGAAAGCAGTCTGGACCTGCTTTGCCATCCCGGCGTCGTGATAGTCGCGGAGCGGAATCAGCCGGCCCTCGCCGACCAGTTTCCGGAGTTCCTGGATCTCCACCGGGGGAGCGGCCCGGAGCATTTCCAGATCACCGGCCCGGTTCACCTTGCGGCCGGTCGCCGTGAAGCCGAGGCCCTCGAAGAGGCGGATCACGCCCTCCCTGTTGGTCAGGGCATCAAGGGGGGTGGAATAGGCCCGCACCTTCATGTCCGCCGCGTCGGCATGTTCCAGGAAGGCCAGGAGGGCGGCACGGGCGGCGCCCTGATGGCGCTGGGTGGGAGGGGTCCGGACGGACAGGATTTCCGCCTCGCCGGGGCGGGCCACGTAGTTGATGGTCGTGGGGCCGATGCGGGCCGAACGGGGGGAAGAGGACGGGGAGAGGTCGATCGCCGCCGCGTCCTGCCGGACCATCTTGGGGATGCGAGCCAGGTCCACGAGGTCAAGCTGGTCCTTGCTGTCCCCAAACAGGCCGAAGTCCATCGACTTCTGCGCCTTGCCGGAGCGCATCGGGGCGGCCATCTTGAGTTCGGCCAGCCGCTTGTCAGGGACCTTCTCGGCGCCGGGGATTACCGACTGTGGGCGATTGTCGGCACCACGCTCCGAGGAGAACAGGTCAAAGCCCTGGTCCTTGGCGCGCGCCGAAAAGGCGATGCGCTTCGAAACCAGATCGGCGGCATCCGGCCGCCTTTGAATCTCTATGGCTCTCGCTGCGATGCCTTCGCCCTGGCGTCCAGGTGCGCCAGCAGAACCCCCGTCCGCGTGAGTTGGCGCACCTCCGTTTCTGACATCAGCGATAAAGTCTCGGACAACGGCCGCACGTGGTTCTCCGTCATGGAGACGCTTCGCGGCGCGGGCGAGGGCGTCGGCAACTGGTCCCTTTCTCCGTGCTGTGGCCTGGAGTGTGGCAATGATTTCGGCATCTGAGGCGGCCCTTTCCATATTGGTCTGCGTTGCGAGCTGGTTGCCGGCGCCCGTGAGCCGGGCCTCTTCCTTCACCAGCGTATTGAAGGCCGCCCGGTCCTTGCGGAGCGCCGTGGCGGCGGAGGACAGGACTTGCGCCCGCTCCCGGAAGAGGATTTGCGTCACCTCTGCGGAGCCGAACATATCCTCCATGGTCGATTGCACGGCCGGGGCATCGAGGGCGTCCCGGATCATGCTCTCCGCCTCGGTGGCGTTGGCCGGCTCGTTCTTGGCGAGGAGGCTCAAGAGGTCGGCGTGGGTCGCCTTGTCCGGCGCGAGGCGGCCGACAATGGCGGCATAGCCCGGAGAGACCTTCTTGTTGATGACCATTCCGAATGCGGCATCCGAAAGATCGGCCAGCCCTTGGGCATCCCGGACAAGCGCCGATGTGGGCGGTAGGTCCACTCCCATATCCGGCCGCGCCCGGAGTATCTTGGCGGCATCGACTGCGTTGCCCGTGCCCTCGGCAATGTTCTTCGCCGCGGCAATCACTCGTGCGTCCTCGGCGCTCACCCCGTCCGCTTCGCGCAGGACGTAGGCCATGATTTTTGGGTTCTGGTCCTTGAGGCGATTGGCCAGCCCGAGGCGCTGATGGCCGTCTGCAATGTAGAACGTGCCGTCCTTGGCCTCCCAAACCAGGGTAACGCCCGATTTGGTCTGGTCCCATTTCTGAACGCCCTGGAGCCGGTTGGTAACTCCCGCGTCGTCCCCACCTTCCTTGAACTGGAATCGCTTGGCATCGACCTTGAGTTGGTCGGGCGTGAACTCGTGATACCCCCTCCCAACTTCCAGAGGAGGCGGCGCGGATTGTTTCACGGGTGCGCTTTGGGCCCGGCTCTTGTACCAGGCAGCGCGGGCCTCGTCATTGGCGAGGGTGTCCCACGCATCGAAGGGCTTGCCCTTGCCGGCTTCTTCATCGATCGCGTCCGCATACTGCATGGCCATTTCGCCAGCATCGCGGAGGTTGTTCATCGGGGCTTCCGGCCCCTCATGCACGAACCCCTTGAAGGTCTTGTAGACCCCCCGCACGTCATCCAGATTGATGCTGCCGGCCTCGATCGCCTTGCCTACGGCATAGAGGTTTTCGTGCTCACGGTCTGGGAAGGTGACGGCAACGCCTTCGACTTGGCGGATTGCAGGACCTTGAGCCTGCGCCTGCCCTTCTTGGCGTCCTGGCTCCGGCACTGGCCGCATAGGCTGGTCCGGCGATTGTGAACCGCCTGGCACCTCGGACACTGTGTCATTGGTGAGTGCACTCCCTTGTGTTTCGATCGGGCCCTGTGGAATTTCCGCCGGCTTCCCGGCAGAGAGCCAGTTGTCCAGTTTGGTGAGCTGCTCCGGGGTCATGTTCCGGGTGCCGATCACCTCCCCGAACAATTGCACTTGTGCAGCGGAGATTTCGTCCGCCGTGTGGGCGCTCTGGACAGTGTCAACCGTGACCGGCCCGGCCATGTCCTTGGGCTTGCGCGGCGCCCACGTGGCTTTGCCGGGCTCCGGGGCATTGGCGAAGGCGTTGGCGCGGCTGGCCGCTGTTGCCTCGTCCTGCGCCGTCCTGGCACCGATACCGTGCAGGAACCCGAACGGGGCGCCAAAGGCGAAGCCGGAGGCCACGTCCACTCCAAGGGACTTCCAATCCACCGAATCGCGGATGCCGGAGAGTCCCTCTTCCGCCTGGACCACGAGATTTATCCCGGCATTCATGGCGGCATTGGATGCGCCATACTCCAACACACGGGACAGGACCGGGAAACCCTCGCGCCATGCCGTGGTGCCCACCTTGAACTCTGGATTGGCCAAGGATAGCGGGTCGATCACCGCGCCAGCCACGCTGCCGCCGATCGCCGCCAGATAGTCCCCCAGGGTCTCGGCCGGAGCCATGTTGTCGAAGGCGAATTGCGCCTCTTCGCGCTTGGCTTTCAGAACCTCTGCATAGGACTTGCCCTCCACATCCCCGACATAGACGCCGCGGACGTACCCCCTCTGTGCGTCCCGGATTTCTCCAAGGTCATCAATCCCAGTTGAGCCAAACCGTTGCTGGTTGTGGAAGTGCTGGACGAAACGCTCCTGCCAGCCCGGCTCCGCCACCTCCACCATGGAAGCCGGGCGGTCATGGATGGTCTCGGCAAACGGATTGGGGTCATTCACCTTCTTGGGAACGGCCAGCCACGGCTTATAGTTGGCGTCCGCCTTGGTCTGCTGGTCGTCCTCGGGGCTCCAGGGGCCTTCAACCTGTGTGCCGGGCATTTCAACCATGGATCACTCCTGCGGGACCTTGGGCAGCCAGCGCGCGGCCTCCCCGGGTCCGAAAATCTTGTCAAACTCCGGCGCAAGGTTCGGGTTGGCCATGAGCTTCTCTACTGCGGAATCGGTCACCGGGGCAAATGGTCCGAAATGCTTGACGGGAGGCTTGTAGTCCGGGGCCACCCGGCCGATGGCTCGCGGGTAGATCTTGGGCCCCGGCTGGACCGGCTGTTCAACCGCCTGCTTGATGCTGTTCTCGGGCGAGGGGAGTTGGCCATTCATGCCCTTCTCTGCCAGAGAGGCGTCCTTGGCGGCGTCGAGGCCCTGCATTTCCACCCGCGAAGGCTTCTCGTTGTTGGCCATCTTGCGAAGGACGGTCGAAGCCAGATTGCCGATCTCCTTGTCCCGGACACTCTCCGCGATGGCATAGGCCAGGACGCGGGGCGCATATGGGCCATAGAGTTTCTCGGTGTTCTGGACGATCTCGCGGATTTGCGCCTCGGCCTTCTGTTGCATTTCCTTGACGGCGAGGCGGCGCTGGGCGGAGTCCTTGATTGAGCCGGTCGCCGCGACAATGGTCGCCTCCTGCATGTCGATGATCCGCTCGATCGGCGCCACGATCTCCTTGGCTTCCTTGCGGGTCACCGGCTGGCTCACAGCGTCGGAGATCCCGACTCCCTGCTGTGCGGCGAGGCGAGCCTTGACGAGCTTCTGGACCGACTGAGGGTCATCCGGCTGGTAGCCCTGCATGGCGGAGACCACGATGGGCGAGGACTCCACAGACCTTGCGGGGTCGTCAATCCGCATCTTTTCGAGCTTCTGGGCGTGGCTTACCGCCTTCTCATAGGTCTTTTGGTGCAGCGCGAAATCGGTGTCTCCGGGCTCCGGCTTGATGGCCTGGAGGTGCTGCTCGATCTGGTCGCCAGACATGGTGTCCATGGCCGCGATGGACGCATAGCCCGTGGCCGCCGCCTGGCGCTTCTCCAGCCATTGCGTGGCGGCCGGCACACCCATGACCGCGGCAACGTCATCCTGGTTGAGATTGGTGGCCTGCCCGGTCGCTGAAATCTGGGAAAGGTCATTGTTGATCTGGGTCTGCATGTCGTGGCGGGCAATGGCGATCTGGTCGCGCATGGCCGTGTCGTTTGCCGCCCACCGGCCCTCGGCCGCCGATGACAGGCGGAGCCGGTCCTCCGGAGCCAGGAACTCGTAGTAATCCGGCGGAGCGGCCGACTGGATGCCGCCGCCGCGGATGATGGCTGCTTCTTGTGCACGGCGCTTGGGGTTGGCGTCGAGATTCTCCACCGCCTGCGCCACCTGCTCCATGTTGCCGTTCTGGATGGCGGCCACCACGGTCCCCGGCAGGCTGCCGTAGTTGTAGGCCACGGAAATGAGGGCTGCCTTGGCGTCCGGCGGGACCGCCGCCCACTTGTCCGGCCCCACGTCCTTGACGATTCCGGACTGGAACTCCCCGATGCGGCGCTCCAGGTCGCGCTCCGCGTCCTCGCGGGTGACCGTCATTCCGGGGCGGACCTTGACCACGGTCCCGTCTGACCGGGTAATGGTGTCGGAGCCATAGCCGATGCGATAGGCGTTAACATCCCAATATGGCTTGGTACGGAAGCCCTCGAAATTGCGGATCGCGTCCCCGGCGCCGTGAGGTGTCTTGCGGCCATCGATGGGGCTGCTGAGCCACGTGGCGGCCTGCTTCGGGTCGTCCTGAATGTCCTGCGCCGCCTTGAGGGCCGCGAACTTCTGCATGTAGTTCTTGCGGACCTTGATGGCATCGCCCGGCGCGATGGTGCCGGTCGCCACCATGTTGTCAATGTCGGCCCGGCTCTGCTCGATGATCTTCTTCACGTCCTCTTGAGACACACCGGGACGGGCAGCGGCGGCCAGGTTCTTGTCGATCGCGTCGAACCCCTCCTGAATGCGCTTGTCGCGGTCGATGCCGGCTGCCCGGTCCTTCACCGTGAGGCTGCCGCGGGTCACGTCATCCTGGGTTTCGAGGATGAACCTCTCCCGCAGCTTGGCATTGGAAATCAGGGCCGCAGAGGCGGAGACATTCTTGCCGGCCTCGAGGTCGTAGCTCTTGCCCCACTTGTCGTAGGCCGGGTTCTTTTCCAGCGTGTAGCTGTCATCCAGGTTGAGGCGGCGCGTGTTCCAGTCCGCGCGAGCCCTGGCGAGGTCGAGCGAGTCGGTCTCGTTCTGGTTTTGCTGAATGGCCGCGGCGATCTTCTGGCCGGAACTGGAAATGATCCGCCCCACCGCTTCCATGGCCTGACCGCGCGGGTCGCTTACGCCGCGCTGGAGGGCCCGCGACTGGATTTCCGGGACCCCGATCTGGTCGTCAGTTGGCATTCTTGGCATGGATCACCCCACAAATGCGCTGTAGATGGTGGCCGACGCCTGCATCTTGGCGGCCTCGAGGGCGTTCAATCCGCTGCGGATTGTGTCGCGGCCTGACCTGTAGAGGTCGTTTCTGGCGATCACCCCGTTGTACATATCGAGCATGGCCGCGTACTGCCCGCGCTCCTCTGTCTTGTTCATGATGGCCGTGACCGAGGGGTCCGACGCATCACCTCCAGAAGATGCCGCGATGGCCTGCTGCCGGGATAGAGCCAGTTTCTTCTCTTTCTGGCGGTCCAGCATCTTGCGTTGCCCGATGGCGAACTCGTCATCGCCCTTCTTCTTCATGGCGCGGGCCTGTTGCATGGCCTGGGCGGCCTCGGCCTGCCCCTGGTAAAGGATACCCTGCGACTGGATCAGACCGCCAATGAGGTTTGTTGCGAACCCGACTGCGGTTGCGGCAAGCGATGCGCCGCCGCCGATTGCCCCGAGGATGCTTGCCATGTCCAGACCCTCTCTCCGCTGATGACTTCATCGGTCTGGATGAAGCCAAGAATGGTTAGCCACTTTGCCGCCGCCGGCTCTTTGGCCGACTGCATCGCATACAATACGCCGAACTGACTGGCCGATAGCGATATGAACCGCTTGGCGAAGCGATGCAAGGCGACTCGGTGATGGCGGAGCTCGTCCTCCACCTCAAGACACACGAACCACCGGCCGTCCGATCTCTTCACCGTTGCCCCGGCGCCGATCTGCTTGCCGTCCTTTTCCGCCACAAACCCAAAGAACTCCGGGACGCTGTACCTCGAAAACCGGACCATGTCTTTGGCCCTCATGCTCCGGACTCTAAGACTGCTCATGACTATCCATCAACATGCCGATGCCAAGAACCGTCGCCGGTAGCGGGGCGCGCATCCTCACGCACATGCGGGAATCGGTAGACCATGAGCCCGGAAGGGTGAAGGAGTCTCGGTCATAATCATCAAGCACAGTGCCAGTTGGGGTCGCCGCCCCATCCAAAATATCAGGCAACGGGTCCATGGTTGTGAAGTCTTGGCCGAACAGACATGCCTTTGGATGCGTCTTGTAAAGAATTGGGGCGACGGCTGACAATATTTTGCGCTGAGACATGGCCGTTCCCGTCTGCGAGGCGTAGGCAAGCTTGGTGCTTTTCCAGAATCCCTCATAGTACAGCCCGACAACCGCTGTCCCTGATGTGGCGGACGGAATCGTTATTTGTCCTCCTGATACTTTAAAAAATGCCGGATTGCTGTCTGCATCCAGAAGTGGCTCCCCATGTATCCAGACAACAACGTCCTTTCCCTCCAGATGATTGAGGCCAGAAATTACGTTTGTTGAAACAATGGAAGTTACGATGAAGGAATCGGACAGGTAGTTGTCATCGCCGCCTACCGTGTTCTGCTCGTAGGACAGGACCTCACGATAGCGAACATCGACACCGTCGATGGTGCGCTTGACAATGAAATGCACGTCATCCCCTTGGGTATTGGGGAGGACAATGCAGTCCTCGATCACGCCGTCAGTCGAGAAGGTACACCACGAAATCACGTCCTCGCCCCGCTCATAGACCACGACTGCGGCGGTCCCGTCCTCCATCACAAACCAAATCCGGGTGTCAGGCTGGCGCTGCACAGCGATGCGAACCACGCCAGCGGCCAGAATATCGGGGCTGTAGCGGGTGATTTCATTCGAGGAGTAGTCCTGCGCCTCAATCGAATAGGTAAGGTCGAAAGCCCTCTTTCCAGAGCGATGGATGAACACTCCGGACTTGTCCACCTTGACCGCCTGCACATCGGCCGATCCGTAGGAAGAGGCATCCTTGATCGAGAAGTTGGACGGCGTCATCGGCTCGTCAAACGAGGTGGACCTGGCCACGCTCTCCGCCCCCGAGGTGCCAATCACCAGCCGAGAAAGACCAAGCAGCCATTGCACCTTGTTTACGGGGCCGGTGGCGATCGACCGGATGATGGGCGCCGCGTCTCCGTCCTCGTTCACGTTGAAGTTGGTGAAGTCATCCGAGTAAGACCCCGCCAGTTGATCGTTTCCTCCGAACCACAACCGTCCATCGAACAGGACAACGGCCGTTGGCCACCCTCTAAGGTCGGAATATTTGCCCTCCTGCCAGTATTTGGTCACCTGGTCCTGATGCAGCGGAGTGATGACCTCATAGTCTGCGTGAGTGGGATCGGTAACCGTGGTAATGCGCACGACTCCAGCGCCGCCACCGGCTGGTTGGTTCAAAGTGATATTGGCCTCTCCGCTGGTGTAATCCTCTGACTGGAAACCCATGCGGACATTGACAATCGAATTGTCTGTTCCAGGCTCCAGAGTGACAGGGGCTCCGGGATTTGCCGTCAACGATGTGTGATTTTGCCAATTGTCACCACTATCAAATGACAATTGCAGATTCAGAGTTCCCACCCACGTCCCTGATACGTCATAGGTGATCTTCCGGACGTTTCCACTCTTGAGCCCCGCAACTCGCAATTCTTCCGTGTACACGTCCTTCCCTGCAAGATTCCTGGACCTGACAGTGCGGGCGTGAGTGAGTTCAAACAAGGCTCCCACGTGGCCATCCTTGAAGAAGTCTGCCGATGCAGTGAGGGTCCCGGTGTTGATGCGTCCGCTTGCCGTAAGTTCGATGTTTGAAGTTTTGCCGATGAATGGGCCGTCCACGAACTTGTACTTGACGATTGCCCATGAGCGATTGCTGCCGCGGCGCTCAATGCGATAGGGGCAATGGGCCCCATCCACCACATAGATTACGTCGCCGGACTGGTCATAGCGCACATTGGCGAGGTCGCTAGCGGTCCAGACCGTGTCCATTTCGACAATTCCCGAGCCCGCGATCAGCACGGAGTCCACATGCACGGGGGTAAATTCGTCCGTGGAAATGTCGATCTCTATTTCCAGATCACCGGAGCCAGCCGGAGGAGTGAAGGCAATCTCGGAAACTCCCTCCCCATACTTCGCCTCCGCCAGGTATGTCTGCCCATTGTTCCTTTGTGGAATGCCCAAAAGGTCCGGGAGAGTGTCTCCCATTCTGACAAAGACAGAGCCTCGATCAACCTTGATCCTAACAGCATGTTCCTTGCCGCGATCGGCTTCTGCAACTGTAAACTTTCTCCATGCCGCAACCTCCGATCCGCGGGTGTCGGCGAATAGGTATAGATTGTTGGCAACCGTGCTGTTTATGTCGGACACGCCGCCGGTTGTCGCAACCAAGTTCCACCCGGTCGATGAAGAGAAATCGCCGTTGGTGATGGTCGTAGACACGGCCACGCGCTCGATCGGCGCGCCATCCGCGATGAAGCGGGCCACGCTGTCCGTAAGTTCGATCTTGGCCGTATCGGTGGCGGAGAAGATGAAGGGGATCTGGCGGGCTGCTGCTGTGGATTTGGTTTTGCCCTCGTATTTCATGCCCGGACGAAGGGACATTGGACCGATGACTTTGGGAAATATGTTGTCCATGGTCTCCGCAGTAAGGCGCATCCTGGCGAGATCGGTACGAGCCAGAGAGCGGGGCGAAACCACGCCACCATTGAGGGCGAAGAGGAAGAAGCGTTCGCGGGCCATTATCCGATCCTGTAACCGCCGGTCCAGTCACCGCCATTGCGGCGCGCAAAACGTGAGGAGTTCCATCGCCCTTGCGGAGGATGCCGGCTAGGCTCCCGGAGCGCCTCGAATGCCTTGGCTTCGGCCATGGCCTTCACCTTGTCCTTTTCAATGTCATCCTTCTTGGCATCGCTGGAGCCCGTGACTTTCGGGCAGATGCGCCACGCAAGCTCCATGACCACGGCCTTGGTGAATTTCGAGGTCCATCGCGTCAAGTCGAGGCCATAGCCAGGGTCGGCGTTCGATACGTACCGGAGATAGATTGGCGTCACATTGGAGAAGAACAGGTTGCTTTCCTCCAGCCAGTCGTCCAGCGGCGGAACCAGGGTTTCGGAAGCGGACACGGCGTAGGTCTTGACCCAGTCGGTCGGCTTATTGAAAGCGTACTGCGGGCCAAACTCCGGAGTAATGGCCGCGTCTGCATCAATCTTGATCGTGCGGATTGCGAACTTCCAGAACCCGGCCTCGAGGCAGAAGGACAGAACGTCCGCATAGAATGTGTCAAGGACACGCCGAGCCTCCCTGTTTTCCAACAGGGATGACAGGGCCGACTCGCGCAAGTGGAGGAGGGCCTGATTGTAAATATCGAGCTTCGTGGTCATCAGACCCTCCGTTGGTTACTTGCGAGCCAGTTGGCCCTCGATGAGATCCATGGCTTCCCGGCGCGTGGCGATCGACTTGGCCACGACTTCCCCGGTCGGCTTGTGGATCACCCGGAAGCCCTCGGCCGTGTTGTCGATCTTGTAGAGAGACAGGTCAACGTCGCTTGCGGACTTCTCGTCCCCTTCGACGTAGGCGATGATCCACACATTGGCCCACGTGTCGCCCACCGAGCGCACAATGGCCGTTCCGGCGAACGAGAAATCATGGGCCACAAACTCGATGCGGGAGTGCATCTTGAGACGGCGCGCGACATGGCACCAATAATCACGGCTTTCGAGGTTCTGCCGGGTGTGGCCCGGCGGGATGACGGCGTGGTACGCCAGCGCCACCGTCTCCAGGGACTTGAAGTTGATCTGCGGCAGGGAAAGGGTAATCCCGTTTTCTTTCGGCGTCTTGGCCATTCGGTTCTCCTAATGAAAAAGGCGGGGCAGACCCCCGCCCTTCTCTGGCATAGCACGTTTTTTTTGGTTTTGCTCCCGGAGAAGGGGCCGGAGGTTTGTCATTGCCCAACACGCCTTGAACAGAGGGTCAGACAATGACTGAAAGTGGAAAGATGATAGCGGAGTGATGTGGTCAATTTCCCACACCTCTCCCCAATTGGCCCACGTCATCACATCGCTGAACTGCATTTCGATGTACGCCCGGAGGTCTCCCCAAGAATATCCGAGGGCTGTGTTGTATTTGCCCATCCGGGGGGTATTGGCTCTCAGCCCTCTGTGTAACAGTGGCCACATGCAGTTATTGATTCTCCCCCATGGGGTTGACCGTCTGGTCGCTTGATTACTCCGGTAAATCTGGGATGACTTTTGTGGGTTTCTAGCCCGCCATTTGGCCACGTTTTCCCTGTGTCGGTCTGGGTTTTTCTTGGCCCAATCGTCACCAGGAAGCTTAATGCCGGCAATCCTAGCAGCGGCACGACGAGCGGAAACATATTCGCGCCGATGCCTTTTTTGATCCTCTAAAGACATTGGGAGGCTCCATAGTTGACAACACGACGATGTTGCCATAGGGAGCCTCCCAACTCAATAATTGTTTAGTTCTAGTCTGTATTCGTGCTGGAGCCGACGACCGTGCCGTCCGCCAGGTTGACGGTCGTTCCCGAGACCGTGACGGTGTGGGTGGTCCAAATCTTGGTGCCGGTAGCGTAGACATAGATCAGGTCGCCGTCGCGCATACCCAAGTCGTAGCCGTTGGTGAAGTAGCCGGAGGCGTCCACCGTGGCCGCCGCGTCGGCGCTGGAATAGACCCACACCTTGGGCAGGTTGTTGTTGAAGTTCTCCATCCAGAGGGCCGGCGGGTTCGTGGTAGCATAAGCCATGTGAGTTTCCTCGATTTTCCCGGAACTAAGCCGGAGATTGAAGGGCGGAAGGGGCGGGGATCACCCGCCCCTCAGTGATTACGTGGCGACCAGAGCCGAGCCGTCATGGAGCATCTGCACCACGCCGGAGTTCTGGAGGAGCTTGGCGCCGTGGAACAGTGACGCGCGGGCGTAGGAATACTGCTGCTCGTCATTGTAGCCGATCACCGAGTCCATTTCGCCCGTGTTGCAGGCGTGGCCGATGGCCGACTTGTGGTATACGTAGCACTTCTCCGCGTTGGTGCCGATGCCGGTGATCTTGGAGGAGACGATCCACTTCACGCCCTTCCACTCGTACCAGCCCTGGCCGGACTTGCGCGGGTCGGAAGCATTGAGCCCCGGATAGTTCACGTGGGGCTTGACGGTCACATAGTCGGCCGACGCAAACGACGCGATGGCGGTCATGTACTCCAGGAAGGCCGGAGAAATCACAGCAAACACATTGCCGTCCCACGGAACGCCGTTGATCTGGAGCTGAGCAAGGGCCTTGCCAATCAAGGTCGTGGAGGCGGTGGCGGCTGCGCCGGTGTCAAGGGTGCCGTTGGCGAGTTCCGCGAGAATGGCCAGGTCAATGTCATTGTTGATGACCGACATGGTGTTGATCTGCATGATGGAGCGCTGGTCGGACTGGCTCTGGAAGATGTTGAAGCCGGTCATCTTGCGGAGGTCATGCTTTTCCGCGAGGGTCGCGGTCACCTGGACGTTGTCATTGTCGCCCGAGGGGATGAGACCGTTAACGCCGCGGGTTACTGCGGTGCCGGTCGTATTGGCCACGAGGAACGTCGCCTGATTGCCCTTGACCACCATTTCGCGCGTGGTCGTTTCCTTGAGCAACGTCTGGCGCTGCGCAAAGCCGAGGACAAATTCCTGACGATATTGGACTTGAGGGGCTGCACCAGCCATGGGAAGTCTCCATTGGGTTCAAACGAGATTTGCCTGGTCTCGGTTGGCCGTCTGGAGGAAACCCGGTTAGCCTTGCGGGGCGGGTCTAGTCCGTTCGGGGCGGGACAGTCGGCGTTTGCTGACTATCGGGGCCGGTTAGGGGTTGGCCGATGGAGGTTGATATACCAAATGATGCGATCCATGACAAGATCAGGCCTTGGCATAGGTGAACGACCAGATTTCATCGCACTGTACGCGCTTGGCTTGAACGCCGCGCACGTTGTCATCATGGAAAGCCGAACAGAACTTGCCCGCGTCAATCAACAGCTTGGCGACCGTATTGATGCTTACATCGGCCAGCCGTGAAACTGCCCGCATAGACGACCCCTCGCAGAGCATGGAAAGCATTTGGGCGCGGAGCTTCGGGGGCAACTTGTTCATGCCTATAATATATGAACTCTATGCTTAGGCGTCAAGCATAAATGTTCATTATTTACTTCTTAAGGAATTGTTACCATATACGCGACAGGAGAATGTAATGCCCAATGGACATTTGCCAGTGACGACAATGTTCAAAGAGATGGTTGAACAGGGGCATATTTTGCCAGCTCAGCATATGGAAAACTTGCGGCTGCCGGGCGAGTTCGTGGCCGTTCCTACCATTACGACATATGGTACTCCCGAATTGCCGATTCGCACGGGAGTGGACACAAATGCCGAATTGGGACAGCGTCCTCAAAGAGATATCCGTACTTCAAGCGACGTCTAAAGAATCCGCCTTCGATAAGGCGCGGCGAAAATATTTGAAGCGTCTATTTCAGCACACGGGACGAAACGTCATTGCCTACTACTCAGGCTTTCTGAGCAAGCCGCGAATTGAAGGCATTGAGATAAATGACGAAGACAAGAACGGTCTCATGCTGTGCATCCATGAGCTTGATAGAGGCAAAGGGCTTGATCTCTTGCTTCACACTCCTGGCGGCGATGGCCAAGCCACCATTTCACTGGTTGAATACTTAAGGAGTATGTTTGACAAAAATGTCAGGGCAATAATTCCTCAGATTGCCATGTCAGCAGGGACCATGATCGCCTGCTCTTGCAAAGAGATAGTAATGGGAAAGCAATCAAGCCTGGGACCAATCGATCCACAATTTGGAGTGATAGCCGCAGCCAACCTGCTTGAGGAAGTAAAAAAGGCCCGCGCCGACATAATAGAACACCCAAATCTGGCAATGTTTTGGAATCCCATACTCTCCAAAATAACCCCGTCGTTCTTAGAGAGGTGTGAATGGGCAATTAAGGACGCTAATGACTTTCTGCGCAACACTCTGCGGGAAAACATGTTCGCGGATCTTGCGCAAGATAAGCAAGACGAAAAAATAACTAGCGTGTCGAAAAGTTTTGCCAACAATGAGGGCCGCGCCCACAATACTCACATTCAATATCAGCAATGCTTTGACGCTGGCTTAAATGTTAGAAAGCTAGAAGACGATGACAAACTACAAGATTTGGTCCTAACAATTCATCATTGCTACATGCATACTCTGAGCAACACCGGCGCATTCAAAGTAATTGAAAATCATCTTGGGCGCGCCATGGTTCGTCAGCAAGTCATGCAGCTTGTGCAAGCACCCACCTCACTTGCTCCGAGCGGCCCATCTTAGCTTTGCAGCGTGTCTTGCGATTCTTTTTCTCTCCTCAGACGAGACCGACTTGGCCCGAGCCTCCCCGCCCAGTTTGCCGAGCGCCTGCGCTGCCTTGTTCTTCCCGTCGTCAACAGGGGCAACTTCCGTTTCCTCGCCTACGGCAATCCGCATAACCTTCACGGCATTGCCGATCACGTCAGCGGGGCGCTTCTCACCTTTGGGGCCACGGGGCATTACCGCGTTCCAGCCTGTAAGGCGTCGTATTGATCTTTGGTTGGGAGGTCATCAAAATTGGGAGTATAGCCTCGGTCGCGGTAGTATTGCTCTGGAACCTCGAATGCTGCCGAGTGGCCGTAGACCATTGCAGCATACTGCGCGCCAGATTCCGGTGTCTTCGTCCGATATACACCGCGAGCTGCCATCATCATCGAACTCCTATGCTTTCCGCCAAGCATATAGGAAGCCGGGGCCAGATGCGATAGGCTGTCAAGAGCCCAAGATTTCAAACTGAGACACTACCCAAGATCACATCAAAATGCGGTAATTTACCGGACTGCTTGAGGCGAAACTTCACGCGATGCAGCCATGTTTCGAGGTCGCAATTCTTGCGCGCCCGGTTGCAGTCGAGGCAGGCCGCCACGATTGGCCCCTTCTCTCCACCCTTGGAAAGGGGGATGAGGTGTTCCGATGTTTCGCGCTTGCCGTGATGGTGCGGGGCCTCGTGAGCCTGGAACATGGGGCCTCCGCACCAAAAGCAGATGCCGCCCTGCTTTTTGAAAGCAGAGCGGCGCTTTCTTTTGAGGCGATTCCGGGAGCCCCGGCGCTGCATCAGAGTTTGCCGCGGGCCTCGAGCTTGGCGAGGATGGCCGAATATTCGTCCGCCACCTTGGAGGTATACTTGGACATATCCGACGCCATGATGCCCTCGATCTCCGCCTTGCGGGACTCAAGCGAACTTCCGCCGCTGTCCCCATCAATCTGGAGGTCCGCCCCCTCAAGGCGGGCGAGGGTGTTGAGCATCTTCGAGACGGCCGGGATGTGGGCGATGATTCGTCCGTCCTGGGTGCGGGCCGAAATGATGCTCTGCCAGTCATCGCCCAAGTGCTTCTGCATGGTCGCGGAGTTGGCCGCCAGATTGTTGCGGTAGTCCGCGCCCCAGTCGGCCCGCAAGGTGTCCTCGCAGTTGTCGTACATTTCAGCGTCGGCCGCCGCCACCTGCTCCTGCTCCCATGCCGCCACCTCTTCAAGGGCCGCCTTCATGCCCTTGCCCTGCTCAAGGGTGATGTGGTTCTTGTGCATCGCCTCCTGAATCTTCGTCAGGGAGCCGCGCTGCATTTCCGGGAGTTTTGCCAGTTCATCGCCGGTCGGCAGGACGCCATAGGCCGCCACGTCCTCCGGGATGCCGTTCTCCTTGCGCCAGGCCGTCATGGCCTCCGCGTCATCGGCCTTGGGCATGGCGGCCTTCTTGTACTCGCCGCTGCGGATCTTGTTGTTGGCCGCCTCGTATGCCTTGAACAGGTCGGTTGGGTTCTGGAAGCGCTTGAGGATATTGGCCCTGGCTTCGACCGGGTTGCCGTCATCGCCCTTCGCCAGTTCCTCGCGCCAATTGTCGGCCCACACCTTGGAGCCTCCGCCCTTATCGTCTGCCGGCGGGTCCTGGTAGAGGTTCTTGGGGTCAGCCTTCGGCGGGTTTTGCCCGCCGCCGGGCGGGGTGCCTTCTTCCTTGTTCGGTACTACCGGGTCCGCCATGTTGCTCTCCTTCTGGCTTGAGTGGACGGTTGATGGCTTCGATCACGCGGGACGCGACATAGCGGCGCCCCTCCGCAAAGCACGTGGCCCGGTCGCCATCTTCTCCAGGACGGAAACTCATGTCAGCCCACCCGCCGAACTTGCGGACAATGACGGCCAGGGCGAGGCGTTGCTGATGCTCATTGGCGTTGCCGGCCGCGAGGTTCTTGAAGGCGCGGAGCTCGGCTTGGGTGAGGTCGGGGACAAGCCACGGGTCGCGCGACGGGATGAATGGCTCAACGTCGATCGGGACGAAACTCATTGGGCGGGCATCGCCTCCGGCTTATTCATCCCGGCATCCTTGGCGATTTTTGCGATGGCGCCAACATCCAAGGCGGCGTTGTCCACTTTCTGGTTTTCCTGCGCATCGGCAATGGCGGTTTCGGAGTCGTTCTCGTCAAGCAGCCAGTTCGGCGGCGCGATGCCGGAGACCGCCTCCCGAAACGCCGTCTTGTGGTCGATCTGCTTGGTGGATGGCGGGTCCATCTGCGAGCCGATGGCTACCAGTTCCGAAAGGGCGCGATAGGCTTGGGTCTTGGAGAGCTTGCGGGCGTCCTCGATCGGGTTGTCGTAGGTCACGTCCACATCACGCCCGCGCAGTTCCTTGGGCATGTCCTGGAGGTCGCCCCAGAAGCCAAGGCGCAGCGCCATGGAAATCACAATGTCGAGCAACAGGCCGTTCCGTTCCGCTTCGGCCGGGTCCATGATCGGCTGCGATACCCGGAGGAACTCCTCATTCCAGCGGATGACTTCCTCCGCCGTGCGCTGCGGCCCGCCCTGGGGCAGGAACAACTTGTTGAGATACCAGGCCGCATTCATGTTGGAAATGATGCCCTGGCGGATTTGCTCCCCGACCTGCGGCATCTGGCCGAGTTCGAGGGCGCGGATGGCCTCGCCGTTCCGCTCGTCATAGGCCCGGTCTACCCACGTAATATCGCCGGCCCGGATCGACACGCCGCCAAGGATGGCCTCCTGTGTGGCGACAAGCGGCGGCTCCACCGCCTTCTCGCCGGCCTCGAGGATGGCCCATGTCATGGACTGAATGGTCGCGGCATCCGGCATCGAAGCCAGGACACAGGGCGAGAACGCATAGGGCGAACCGTCGATAGTGAACCACCGCGAGACCTGATAGTTGAACTCCGGGACCGCCTTCTCGGAACACAGGAACTTGTGGTCGGCGTCGATGTAGACCGACACCCAATCCATGCGGAACTTCTTGCCGGGGTTGTAGTCGATCGCCGGCATGGTGATGTGGTACATGTTCACGTCCACATCCGGCTCCTTGTCGAGCTTCTCGCGGACTTTGTCGGAGATCTTCCAGCCGGAAATCCTCGCCCGAGCCACGAGGTTGCGCACCTTGATCTTGAAGCGGCGGAACAGGGTGTCCACTTCGCCGTCATAGTTCTCGCGCCAGGCGCAGTCCCGGAGGTGCCATGTGCGGAAGCGTAGGCCCTTGCGGTTGCGGCGCTCCTCCACCGAGGTCACCGAGTTCCCGAATGTGGCCCAATCGTGATCGGCCAGCCACACGGCGCGGGCAAACTGGCTCTTGGGGTCATAGAGGAGGTTCCGGGTCATCCGGCCGCGCGGCTCGAGATACCGCTGGACGGCGCCCACCTCGTTCACCGCCTCCTCGCGGGCCCGGAGTTTGAACCACTCGCGGCCTTTGGGGCGCATGGTGGCGCCGATGAAGTTGGCGAAGTCACGGCGGAAGAGGATGGGCTCGGCCGTGTAGACCTTGGCCAGCATGTCCTCGCCCACCGCCATGGTGCGCGTGAAGTCGGCACGTTCAGGGAAATGGAGCTCGGCCGTCGCCTGCCAGAATGCGTCCAGGTCGGACTTGCGTTTGAAAGCGGCGTCCGCCTGTCCGAGAATGTCCAAGCCGCGAGAGTCAAGCTCCATGTCGTCCCCCTGTTAGGCTGTGCCGCCAAGGTTGGAGCCCGAATAGGTGGCTCCGGTGTAGATATTGCCTTGCCGGCCGCGGCCCTTGCGAGCGGCGATTTCCTTGGCCGCCTTCATCTTCGCCTGACCGGACTCCGGGTCGGGCATCGGGATAGGCTTTGGCTTGGGGATTTTCGGAATCTTGATCTCCGGGGGACCTGAGAACAGAGCTTTGAGACCAGACATTAGCGCCTCCATCCTGGCTTCTTTGAGGACGTAGTGGCCGCCCTCTGGAGGTTCGCTATACCAATTCTCTCACCGTTTGTCTTGCCCTTCGCGTAATGAGCCATGACCAGGGCGTCCGAACGGTCGGGGGAGCGGCCGATCCGCGCCTTGATGTCGGCCTTCTCCTCGATCTGGATTCCGCGCGCCGTGAGCTTCCAGTGGATGGAAACGAGGTCCGCCTTGAGTTCCGGGTCCGGGCAAATGGCGATATGGCTCCCATATTCCGGGTCAAGCGCCTCGCGGAGCGACCAGTGGGCGGCGGCCCGGACGTTGTAGAACTTGAGGGTGCCGGTCCTGTCCCTCATTCCTTTGGCCGCCTCCACCTCGGCGCCGTTGTAGAGGGTGGGCGTGGTGAATTGCTTGAGGTGATCCCTGGTCGATCCGCCCCATCCGCCGCCCATGTCAATGATGATTTCGCATCCGTTGCGGCTGTGCTTGATCGCCAGGCTGGCCGTGGTCGATCCGTCCGGCGTCATCTTGCCGGGGTAAACCGACTGCCGATCGTACCAGGAGCCATGCCGCGGCTGGAATACCGTGTTGTCCACACCGCCCTCGGCAATGTCCACCGAGAGGACATTCATGGGCGTGTTCCGGCCCGATTCGTCCCACCGCGCGAACGCAAGATCAATCCACTCGCCGGGGATGAGCTGGAATGCGTCGTTGCTTTGGGTCGAGGAGAAGTCGCCACCGTGCATGGCCGCTCGAAGTTCCGCCGGCAGACCTGCCAGGGTTGCGGCATATCCCGTTTCGGCCAAGTCGGGGTTGTCATCAAGCTCGGCGGGAATGAAGGTGCGGGACTTGGGCAGGATCGGGCTTCCCTTGCCGTCCAGGAGCGGCTCGCCGTCGATCATCACCGGGCCGGGGCCATCCACCTCCACATCCTGCCCGTCAATGGTTGTGAACCATCGCAGCTCACCGGGTAGAGCTGGGTTGGGGTGGTTTTTGTCCAACCATGGCGCCCACCGCCGAATCACCCACATTCCCTCGGGCGTCGTGGGCGGGTTGCCGGCACCGATGACGCGCACCCGCTGATTGGGAAACGTGGTGCGGGCCCATGCGATGATGAAGGTGTATTGCGCCTCCAGGAAGTTGGGCAACTCATCGAAGGCTATCAGGTCCTTGGGCTGGCCTTGGTACTTCTTCCGATCTTCGAGGTACTGGCAGCCGCCAAAGAGGATCACCTGGTTGGGGAACCTCCAGTTTGCCGGCGGGTTGCGCTTGAGCCCCTTGGTGTGGCCGACAATCTCCACCATGCGGTCAATGAGCCCGTCCACCTCGGCATTGAGCCGGCGCAGAATGAGCGATCTCCTATGGCGGGAAAGGGCGGTTCCGAGCAGGAGGTCCGAGTTGTGAGTAACGATGAAATCGCGCGTGATGTAGAGCGATGACGGGTGCCTTACCTGGATGCAGACGCTTTCGGCATCATGGCTGTACTCGATGCGCTCCACATACTTCGCCATGCTCTGGGGTTCGGCCCCGGCAAGGCCAACCTTGCGCGATAGCCTGAACAATTGAGCACGTTCGGGAACCTTGATGCGTAGCGTCATGGCTTGTTGACCGGACTTGCGCTGGCCACGGTGGCAATACACGGGGTTCTTGTGCCGGATGGTAACCACGGCGCCAAGCGACCTAGCGAGGTGGGCCACATCATGCGCCAATCTCTGTGACACGGTGCAGTAGTAGCAGTCCCCGTCCTGCTCAGCCCAACCATCCGTGTCCATGAGCCCCTGCAACAAAGCCCACCGCTCCGGCACAGTCCCGAATAGGTAAATTCGCGGGATGAACTTGGTCTCGGCCCGATGGCCTGCGAGGTTGAGATTGCGCGACGACAATTGTTCGCGCAGCCATTTCAAGGTCTTGCCGCGGAACCGATATTGCAGCGCCACGTTGTTTGGCCGCTCATCGGCTACCACGTCCTGGCCGTAAGTTTCGAACAGGTAGTCGGCTATTTCACTGTCCGCCGAGGTGAGCGAAACCGTCTTGGCCACTGATAGGCTTCCGTCACCTATCAGAAGCCCGAGCAAATAGGGGTCAATCTCGCGCCGGACATAGGCCCCATTCTTTCCGGTCCTCCGAGGGCAGCCAGGGACGTTGAAGGCAACAGGCTGGCAAACGGGGATGGCAAAGCGCATGACGCGCTTGTTGCTGGCTTCCCGCTCCATCCGCGAAATGATTTCTGCAGTCGTGTACTTGGCAGCCGCGGTGTGGCCGCCCATCAACCTGTTGCTGATCTTGCGGGCCTCGCCGGTCCACCATCCAAGCCAATTGTGCTCAAGTCCAGCAAGGCAACTCGTCCCGTCATGGAAGTGCACCCGATAGTTTTCCTTCACCCCTTGCGGGAAAACCCCAATAACCTCAGTCACGGAGCCGTCAACGGCACAGAGTTTGTCGCCAATCCGCAACGCGCCGATCTTACGCCAGCCAGAAGGCGTCAGCACAATTTCGTTCACATCGCTCAGTTTCCCGCCCCCCGCCTGGCCGCCGTAGAAAAGCTCATCCGCCTCCGATTCGAGGGCGAGGGTCTGGGGGCCGGGGTTCGGGACCCACCGCTGGAAATCAGCCGTTGCTCGCTGGGCGTCCCTGGCCACCTCCTCCAGCTTGTCGGGCGATAGCGTATCAAGGGCCTTCTCGATCTCGCGGAGGAGTGAGGTCACTTGGTCGCCCGCCACTCGATGGTTGCGCGGTCGAAGTCTGGCACCTTGCCGGAGCGCGCCAAGGACTCCTCGATCGCCTTCCGCCATGTGTCGGTCATGAAGTCCGATACCTTGGCGGTTTCCTTGTGCACCTTGCATAGGGTCTGGCCATTGTAGAACCAGCGAGACGCGCCACTATCCCCCTTCGCCGGGACCGTGATTCGGAACTCGTGGGAGCCCCATTCCTTGCAGCCCTTGACCGAACACCTCATTGCGCCTTGCCTCCTTGGTGGAGCGTGAGGGCAATTCGCCGGGCAATCTGCCGTTTTGATTCGGCTTGGAGCGTCTCTCCCTCGATCGTTTTCCCGTCCTCGGTGGGCGGTGTAAGCACTTCTTCATTGTCGCGCCATCCACACTTTACCTTGGTCCAATAGATCGCCGCGGCGACGTTGGGGGGATAGTATTTCTTGATCTTCACCCGCTTGATTTCGCCCTCGATGACCTTGATTTCCTCCTCGTCCACCCAGTAGCCAACCGCCAGGTGATAGAGAGAGACCTTTACCCTCTCATTGGCCTCGGTCTCCTTGATAAGCAGCACCTCGCGGAACTCCGGCCGGACGCTGCCCCAGTAGCGCAGGGTCTCTACTGCCACGCCGAAGAACTTGGCGATTTCAACATGGGTGCAGCCCATGTCCATGAGCTTGCGAGCCTGGTCCACGTATTCGGGCTTGTAGCTGTTGCGCCAGCCCTTGCCAGGGGAGTCGTTGCGGCTCCCCTTGGCAATGGTCTTGCCCTTCCGGTCCTTAGCTTTCCGGGCCATTACTGTTGCGCCGTCTCGCCTTCTGCCGGGGCCGGATCTTCAATAGGCTGGCTGCCTCCGGTCTCTGGAGGCGGAGCAACTTCCGCCGGCTGCGGGGTCAACTCCGCCTGCACCACGGCCATATCCACATGCTGGAGCTCGCGCACCTCGCGCATCTTGGCGATGGCATTGCCGAGGGCCTCGAACGGGATGAGTCCGGAAGCGCTGGCCAGGGTCCTTTCGATCTCCTTGGCGGAGTGATCGTCCAGGCGAAACACTGCGTTGCCGCTCGCCCCAGCGTCGGTCAGGATCGAAATGTTGAGAAATGCCATGGTGATCTCCTGTTTTGGCGGGGAGAGGATATATCACCAATGATTTTTATGGAAGGGGGCGAGGCGCTGGGCAGAACCTCGCCCCCGGTTCGGGGGAACCATTGTCTGGGGAACGACAACGGCCAGAGACTATGCCTATTCGCTGGCGGGCGCAAGGAGTTGGAAGCAACATTCCTGGAGGAGGCCGGAGGTTTCCCACGCTGTTGCGGTCCCGGCTCTCCTCCAATTGCAAAACGACCTGTTTTCCTCCACACGACCGAATACTATGACGGCATGTTTGGCATTTGAAAGCGGGCCGCCGCTGTCAATCTCCCGCAAGGCGTCTATCAGCATGTCGCGGACGGTCCATTGCGATGCCGACTGAGTCTTGTTGGCCCTAAGTTCCCCGATGGTGTAGGGGTGATTCGAGAAGTCCTCGGTCATTGTTTCCCTTTCCAATATCCCACGGCACAGCCAAGAGCGAACCACATCATACAGACCGCGACGGCCGGGATGACGATCCCCAAAGAGCTCATGGGTGCCTCACCCACGTAATATCGCCCGGCATTTCCAGCCCATGGGCGAGGCAGAAAGCGTCGGCATCCTCTGCAAATCCATCGGCGTGAAACACAATGCGGGTGACGGGCTCGTATGTTGCCCCGTCCCTCTCAAGGGCCAAGTGAAATTGCTGGAGCCATTTGTGGTGACTCATGGCTTTCGCTTGGATTTCCTCGGCCCGGCGAGAGTTTCGCCAATACCCCATGAAATTGTACCACACCTCGGCCAAGGCCGTGCCGGCGAAAACCAGGGCCACAATGGTCCATGCGTTCATTGCCTATTCCTCCTCCTGATGGTGTCCATGGTGATGCCGTTCAAGTGATCGATCTCATGCAGGACGATACGCAGACGGGAGCCATAGAGCCTCTCTTGCGATGCCTCGCCAGTGGGAGAGGTCCACCTGATGACCGCCTGTTGCGGGCGCTCCACCTTGACCGGCCCGAGGTATGGGTAAGAGAGGCAGCTCTCCGGCTCAATCACCGTAACGCTGGATGCCTCGATAACCTCCGGGTTGCACATGACCAGGACGCCGTCGCCAACCTTGGCGCCGATCACCCGGACAAGGTGGCCGATCTGCACCGCCGCCAGGCCCAAGGCGTCTGTTCGGGAAAGGATGGTTTCCCCGAGGTCCAGGGCGATTGCCTGATGGTCGGGGTTGCCGCGGTCGAAACTCTCCGAGACCTGCAACAGGCGCTTGTCCGGCGCTCTCACGATTGGCCTAACTGCCATGCGTCCTCCTGTAAATCCACGCTCGCCCCTTTTTAACCCGGTAGACCAAGCCCTTAGCTTCGAGGTAATGCGACAATCGCTGAATTGGCTTCCGGTTCCTGGCGGGCCGTCCAATGGTCTCGCTCAACTCGTAAATGTCCAGCCCCTCCGGGTGCAGGCGGAGCGTAATCAGGATGAGGGTCTGGAGTGCCGTGGCCGGGACGAGGAGGCCCCGCTTGATGCCGGCGGCTAGTTCGTCCATAGGCATCACTCCTCTACGCGAGAGAAAAGAGGAGAGTCTTTTAATATTCTAAACTTAGCCTCTCCGGCATAGTCTCCATTGAGTTCTATGCCGATGCAATTCATGCCCAAGCGATCGGCCACAAGCCCGGTTGTCCCGGCGCCGAAGAACGGATCAATAACTGTGCCACCCGGAGGACAGCCCGCCGATGCCGGCGAAGAAGTGGCATTGATCGAATCCCACAAGGTCGGCTGGCTGGATTTCGGTGATCGATCGTTCATCGACTTCTCCATCGGCAATGAGGCCCGCCTTGATCAATTGGCGCAGCCATGCGGCGGCGAAGGGATCAATCTCGTTGTAATATGCCGTCACTCCGGCAGCCTCAATTGGTTCCCGGAGAACGCCACGTCTCTCAATGCCTTGACGGCGGTCGCCAGGGCGCTCCGGGTCTCCGGCTTGGTGGCGCGCTTGCCGATCTCAAAGTCAGCCAGCGCCGACACGCTCATGCCGGCCATGCGGGCAAACTCGCCCTGTGAAACGCCCATCCAGCCGCGTATTGCGCGGACTTGGCGGGCCGATGGGAGAAAGGGGGGTGATGGCTTTTTCATGCGTCCATTAAATCCACTGACTTGCCCCGATTGTCAAGAGGGGGTGCGACAACTTGCCGTCATGGATTTTAATTGACGATAGGGGCGGGGGTCTCTATGTAGGGAGTGCGGCAAGTGGACCGCTCGGAGAAATGAATGACCACTCACCTCGCCCGCTGCATGAATGCGGAGCCCGGCTCGTTCGGCCACGAATGCGGAAAGCCCGCCAAGTGGATCGGCACCAAGCACAGCACCATAACCAAGGGAGAACTCTTCCATGCCACCTTCTGCGACAAGTGCAAGAAGGATGGATGGGAAAGCCGCGGCGTCATCGAATGGAGTGCCATTGCATGATGACGCGCCAAGACCTTGAGGCCCTCGTGATCGGGCAGGTCGGGATCTACGAATGGGACAAGACCCTCCCGATATGCCGCCTCTGCGAGGTGAGTGAGGTTTCGATGGGGCCTCGGACGGGCAAAGCCTTCCGCTACATCGAAGTGCAAGGCGACAATGCCACAATCGGTTTCACAGTGCAGGAGGATTGAATGTTCACCACTATCAAGCCCGGCGACCGGGTGACGATCGAGACCAAGCACGGCCAGAAGATCAGCGGCCGCGCCATCATGTTCAACCACGCCTTCAAGTCCTGGGTCCTGAATACGGGCGGCGCGCACGGCACCCCAAGCCTCGCCACGGCGGCGAATACCATCAAGGTCTCGCCGGCGCGCTGCGACGGGTTCGCCAAGACGGCGGCAATCATCAACGGAGGAGCATAATGACCAAGAGGCACAAGGAGTGTTGCTGCTGTGGCGGCGATGCCGGAGTGTGGGAGCAGCACTGGAACCGGGACACGGGCTATGGGATATGCGCCCCATGTGTGGACTGGATGAAGGGCCGGGGCACCTCGGAGGCTGAAATCCTCGATCTGTACGGCAAGGAAGGGGAAAACTGGGGGAGGGCAGTATGACCCCCGTCCCACACGACCGGCTCGTCGCCCATATCCGCCTGCTGGCAAACCTGGTCGGCTACGACCTGACACCGTTGGAGCCGAGGACCGACAAGATAGCCGTGGCGGAGCCCGAACTGGCTGCCTTGGCCGAGGCCGGATATATGCCTCTTCCGGAGTACATCGCAGCCGTGACGGCCCGCCCCGGCTTTGACGGCCGCGACAATTCTTCTCTGGAGAAGGAAACATGAAGTTCACCGGCCCAAGCGGGACGACCTACGGAGCCGAGGACAAGGGCAAGATCGAGGCCCACATCAAGGAGTCCATCGGCTGGCAGCAAATGGTGGCGCGGCAATCCCCGGACCCCGCACAGCGAAAGCGGGCCAGCGAGGCCGCCGCGAAACTGGAGGTCGATCTTGCGGCCCTGACCGCCGTCCCGGTCGATTACGTCCGCGAGAAATTCGTGGATCGGACGGCCGACACGCACCCCCTTGAGTGCATGGCTTGCAACCGGCGCTTTGCCGACGCCCGGGCCCTGCACCAGCACCTTGGCGCCAGCAACCGCCAGCACCGCAAGACCCACGCTTGGAAGATGAAAGGAGCCGCCGATGCCGGCAAAGACCATATTCCCGAACCTTGAGTTTGAGGAGGCCCTGTCAGCTCGCGGCGTCCCCTGGTCGATCGTCTGGCAGATGAAGGGCCAATTGAGCCCGCCGACCTACTGGCAAGGCTACCTCGTGAACGGCTGTCTTGTGGTTCACCAGACCATCGGAGAGCGAGGGTGGGAGGTCTACTCCTGCCTCAATGGCACCAAGGCCCAATCGGTCGATGACGTTCTGTCCCGCGTCGGCTGGAGACGGGCGCCGAAAGATCGCAGTTTGGGGATGCGGGAGAGTGGACTATGATTGGCAAGAAGCCCGCGACATGCAAAGAATGTGACGGCGAGGGGCGCATCTGGGGCGCCCGCACCAATGATCCCTCGGAACGGGAGCGCTGGCTAGGCGAGTGCGACCGCTGCCATGGGACGGGATATGAGCCGGAGGAAGGGGAAGAGGAATGATGCGCTGGAGATCCACTCCAGAGGCCCACGAACTCCGGAGGATTGTGACCGGACGCCTTGTGGCCAAGGTCACTCCAATGGTCGGAATGTATCGGACCCACCTCTGGGACCGGAGCGGATATTCCACAACCACTTGTTACACATTCGAGGATGCCAAGACATGGTGCGAGATCGAATCTGCAAAGCCCTAGTTGCCGTGGTTCTGATTTCAGCGCCGGCCAAGGGGGGAGAAATCCCCCCATGTGCTGCCACCATGAATTGCACCGAGATATCCAAGACGCCGGGTCCGGCCGTGAAGATAGAGCCCGCGGCGATCGACGCCTGCCAGGCCGACAATGAGAGACTGTCAGCCATCAATGGGGACCTGCTGAATCGCGTGGCCGCCATGGAGAAGATCATCGCGGAGAAGAAGTCAGAGCCCACCAAGGCCCACGCGCCTGCGGCCGGCAAGAAGCGCCTGCCCTGCAAGAAGGGCCGGACCAGGAACGCTCAAGGCATTTGTGGCCGCTGGCACTGAGGCTAGGCGTCATCTTCGGGGGAGTGTTCCTGAGGGCGAGGTGAGCACCTCACTCCTCATAAGCCTTGAGCATGGCACTATAGGCGACATAAGCGCGTTTTTGATTTGCCAACTCCAGATCGTCTGACGAATATCTCGCGAGCGTCCGCGCTCCGCCAAAGTACTGCGTCTTGAACGCTATCTCGCGTCCGCCCATGTCGATCATTTCCCGCGTAGGCTCCACCGGCACGATCACGTGCGTACCCTCGGCAACGCCGAACGCTTCACGCGCCTCACCTTCCTTCACCGCATGTTCTAGGGCGGCGAGGAGGGCGGCCTTAATGTGACGCTTCAATACCGAACATGCCTTGTCGGGATCGGCACGCCATGATCTGTGAAATTCTTTATGAGCCGCCTCCACCATCCCCTCGCTTATGAACTTGGATAGGTTAGTCATGGACACGTTCTCCGGTTGAACAGGTTTGGGAAACAATGAGGCAAGCCGCTTGGTGATTATCTCACTGGCCGCTTGCAATGTCTGGCTTTTCATCCTTCTTCTCCTCCGGGCTCAAGAGGTGGAGGGTCATGGCTTCTGCCTCTGCAACACGAGGATCAGTTTGACGCTGGTCGCCGTCATTGCTTCGATGAACCACCCTTGATTGGCTAGATTTGAGAGCCGTTCCTCGATGTTGGACAGGGGAAATCGCAGATCGTGGTCGATCACTAGGGTTTCGTAGACTGGTGATCCGAAGGAACCGCTAATCTCTTCTCCCCCTCGATAGGCAGGGCGCGGATGGCGGCGGCGGCGGATTTGTGGAAATCCATTTCAAACGCATCAGGCGTTTCGATGAATCTGCCATCGTGCCAACTAGCCACCCTCTCCCGCATATCCTCAGCGCCCTTGGCGTAGGCGGACTTGCGGGCTTCTGCGAGTTCGGCGCGGAGCCGGGTAATTTCGGCGGCGGCCCGTTCAAGGTCTGCTTGTTCAAATGACGCGGCCTTGTATTTGGCCATCATCTTGGCGGCCCCTTTCAGCTTCTCGACAATATCCATCACGTCACCCCTCCGGGTTCAAGAGGCGGGTCATGGGTAGCAATTCAATATGTGAAGGCCACGTTTTGTAAGTCCGTGGAAGGACCATCCGGCTTTGTAGAAGCACCAGCCCCACACCGGACGACTGCGCTCAATCGTGACTTTGACACTGCGAGGATCGACATAGGTGTAGAGGCGTTCACCCGGCCACCTGTCCCATGCAATCTCCATTGCCTCTCTCAAGATTGAACTAGCCACTCGTTCGCCTTCGTTGCGGAAGATCGCACAATTAACCCCTTTCTGTCCGTCACCCGAAATGAACTTTCGCCATGCACAAAGGGCCGAGCCGTCCCCGTAGATCAAGACTTCCTTCTCCCCAGGTCCAACAAACAGTTTTGGCTTTCTGCCATCGGCGTAGAAATACCGAGAGTAGTGACGATCAAAAATGGCCCGTCCGGCCGCATTCCCGTCCTTTACCCCATGCCAGCGATCCGGCCAAAATGTCGGCTGTACATCCATCCCTACTTCCCCTCCAAGGCGGCGCGGGCGCAATCAATTTCATGGTCAACAGCAGAAAGAACGCTCCATGATGAAATGCCTTTTTCTTCACCATCGTCAATTATTGACCGTAACTTTGTCAACGCCTCCTCCAGCCTCTCCACGCGCTTCTTGAGCGCTTCGTGTTCGGTGATCTTGTCGAGGTCGGTCATGGCTGCACCCTTTCAAAGCTGATCGCCGCCACCCATGGGTTCTCCTCCCATGAGCCGATGCTGTGGATTAGACACCATGCCTTGCGAAACCCGCCGATATGTTCACGGCTCGGCCATCCTTGCGCATACAGGGGCGCAACACCCTCCGCCTCGGCGTCCCGTTCGCTGATGTCCTGCAACCGTTGCACCCTGACGTCCGTCACCTTGAGCGTGATGCGCGAGGCCCAGCGGGGCATGAAGATCGGCGATCTCCATCTTCCGTGTGAGCCAAACGGAACTTTTCCCGTCTCCCTGTAGGTGATGGCAACCGCACCCTCCGCAGGTTCCGGAGGGAGTACGTCTCCGGCGTTCATTGGCCATCCATGCGACCACGCCTCTTTCACCCAAAGCATGTCGCCTTTGGAATAGTTTGAGGCGTACTCCGAGAGCGGAAACTCATAGCCATAACGATTGGTATAAATCCATTCCCCATTACCTCCCCATTCGCTATCCCAAATCGGCTGCGGCTTGATGATCCGCCGCGTCTGCGTCTTGCGGCCTTCCAGAATGGCGCGGACCATCGGGCCGGTGAAGATGATGGGGTGGTCGGTCATGTCCTGACGCCCTCACGATGGAATTTCGCCGGGACTCCGCACTGCCACGCAACTGCCTCATGGCACGTGTTGATCGTGGCCGGAACGCCTTCGACAAACTGACGCCGTTCGCCATTCTCAATCGTGCCGTTCGTCATGAGCAGCAACCGGACGCGCTCACCTTTCAGGTCCAGTTCAATCAACTTGCGCGGAAGGCCCAAGCACTCATCGGTGTGAATCGTCTTTCCGCCGAGCATTTCCAATGCACGAGGCCAGCCGACAATCTCGCACATTGCGCGGCGGATTTCCGTGTTGCCTTCCGCAAGAATGGTTTCCTTGGTGATCTTGGTCTGATCTTCAATGCACCATGCGGGGACACGGATGCCGTGCCAGGCGTAGATTTTCCATCCATCAGGAAATGCAACAGCGGGGCCGGAAGCATCGTGCAGTCTGCCACGATCATCCCTGCGCAAGATATTGTGCCTCTCGCTGACCCAACAAATGTTTTTGTGAGGCAGTGCCCACCCCGCACTTTGCGCTAGTAGCCACAGGCCACCAAGTTTCTTGGTTTGCTCTTGCAGGCTGACCACATCGTGAAAGTAGTGATAGAAGGATAGCCATCCGGCATCATGTTGGCCGTAGACGCTTTCCCTGACGCTGTCCCAGACGCTTTCCCTGACGCTGTCCCAGACGCTTTCCCTGACGCTGTCCCCGACGCTTTCC